ATATATTAAAGAACTTATTAGAGTTGGTTATTTTATGAATAAGTTTGAAATAGAAGCTAGATACTACGGAAGCAAAAACAAATTCAATTTTAAGGGGATATAATGAGTAAAAAGCTAAAAGAAATACTAAGATATGTGCTTCTTGTGCTATTGATGCTAGGTGCCTATGACCTAGGTAACAGAGCTTATGGACTAGAAGAGATTGGAAAATTGACGGCACAATACGCTGGTATTGTCGGTATTTATCTGGGTGTATGGGGCTACGTGATAAAAAGTTTTTTTGCAACAAAGGTAGAATCGTAATGCCTGGTATAATAGAATATGCGTATGCAGGTATAGCAGCTGCTATACTAGGTGGATGGATATATTACGACGGAAAGGTGTCTAGCTTAGAAAATGAAGTGGCTGTGCTTGAACGTAAGTTAGTAGTAGCAGGTGTAAATAGCACAACACTAAAAGCTACAATAAAGGAAACTAATGCTAGAATTGCAAAACAACAGATAAATCTAGATAAACGTAATAAAGAACTTGATGAGTGGAAGCACAAACCTGTAAAGGTTCGTTATAAAACGATATATAAACATATACCACAATGGGTAGACGTAAGGAGAGAGGACTGTGAGACTACTAAGAGTGTTATTGACGCTGCTCGCCACACTGACTTTAACGGGATGTAGTTGGTGTACAACCGTCGAGTATGTAGATAGACCATATAAGGTAATGGTAGACGTCCCATGTGTAGTACAAGATGTGACTTGTGATACAAATGGAACCGATGCAGAAGTAGTTGTAGGGCTCATGAAATGTATAGTAGATTTAAAAAAAGAAGCAAAGGTCTGTCATGATAAATAATATAGAAATAACGGAAGTAGTCGGCAAACTAAATGATCATGACCGACATCTAGATACACTAAGTAATGCTGTTGAAGGGCTAACAAGCGCAGCAAGTACTACTAATGGAAAACTTGATAAACTAGTGGACGCAATCAGTAAGCAGAATGTGTTGGCGGAAAAAGTAGCTAATATGGATACAAATATTGCTGACTCGTTTGCTCGTAGGGATGCTCGAATTTCAGCATTAGAAGATATACAAAAAAATGTAGGATGTAGTAAAGTACAACTCGCCAAAGAGGGGATAAATAGTCTTGGACGTTCTCTCGATACTGTACGCGACGAACTAAAAGATTATGTGCATGAGTCTAACCATAGAATGGAAAGTATCGAGGCTAAAAATTCAACGTTTATAGGGGGCGGGGTAGTACGATGGGCACTAGGTATCATGGTAACACTATTAGCAGCAAACTATGCGATATCAAATGCTACTAATTCAAATATTCACAAAAAAATAGATGAAAATGCTGAAAAAATTCACATGCAATTACAAATAAACAAAAATAATGAGGTCCTATTCAACAATGAAAAGACTAAGTTAATGCGAGTAGAAAAAGAACTGGATACTCACATCGAGCATTACCAAAGTAAAAAAGAGAATTTATCAAGTCGTTTATTAAAAATTGAAGCAAAGGTAAATAAATGAAAAGTAAGTATTTTAAGTTACAAGAATTGTATCCAAGAGATTTATACAACCAACTGATATCAGTATTACCGTCAGAACTTCTTTGGCGAATGGTAAATCCAAAACTAATAGTATTAATAGATAAAATCAAAGAGCAATTTCCTAAAGGTAGTATCACGATAAATAACTATAAATGGAGCGGTAATAGAGAGTGGAGTGGTCTTCGAACTATTGAAAGTAGATGGTATAGTGCTACAAGTCAACATACTTTATTTAATGCGGTAGATATGTTATTTAGTAACTATGAAACTAAGGAAGTAAGAGAGTATTTAATCGCTCATAGAGCTGAATTCCCAGAACTAGGTGGACTAGAAGTGGCATCGTGGCTGCATGTGGATGTACGAGAGCACAATGGAGTACTGGTATTTGATAAAAATGGCATCATAGAAGACTATGTACTATAAGCATAAGTTAAGTGGTAGTAATGTATAATAGCATAAAACTACCGCAAAGGTAACAGATGAATAAACTGAATAAGAAAGAACTACTATCAGCATTTAAAGCAGACCTAAAAGCAGCGGAGACTCTGAAGACGGAATGGGATACGAGACGAGAAAACTGGATCTCAGAGTCTGCAGGATCCCCATACGGTAATGAGGAAAAAGGTAAATCTAGTATAGTATCTAAAGATATCAAAAAGCAACTAGATTGGATGCTACCATCACTGACAGACCCATTTCTAAGTACTCCAGATGTTATCAAATGTAACCCTGTAACCTGGGAAGATACAAAATCGGCTAGACAAAACCAACTATTACTTAACAGTCAATTCTGCAGAAAATTTAATAGGTATAATTTCATAATGAAAGCGACCAGAGTGCTTTCAACAGAAGGTACTGTAGTAATACAGACTGGATGGGACTACGAAGATACAGAAGTAGAATCTGAAGTAGAAGTTATCGTAATGAATGAATATGGGGAGCAAGAGATTCAATTAGCTAAGGTGACTGAGACAAAAGTCACTAAAAACCAACCTACTGCAAAAGTCTGTAGAAATGAAGACATCTATATAGACCCTACATGTATGGACGTAATGGAAAACTGCCAATTCGTAATACATCGCTATGAAACGGACCTAAGTTCATTAAGATCTGATGGACGATATAAGAACCTAGATAAAGTAGCAAAATTACAAAGTGGTGAAGATTATGACTTCGATCCGGAAGATGAGACAGACTTCATATTCAAAGATACAGCTCGAAAAAAACTAGTGGTCCATGAATATTGGGGTAACTATGATGTAGACGGTGATGGTGAAGTAGAAGCAATCGTATGTGCCTGGGTAGGGGATACGATAATAAGACTAGAAAGTAATCCATACCCTGATGAAAAGCCTCCATTCATAATAGTACCATTCAATGCAATACCATTCCAGATGTTCGGAGAAGCACTAGCTGAAAACATCGGAGACAATCAGAAGGTAAAAACGGCACTAACTAGAGGTATCATAGACAACGCCAGTATGAGTAACAATGCTATGGTAGGAATACGTAAGGGTGCACTAGATGTAACAAACCGTAAAAAGTTCCTAGCTAAAAAGAACTTTGAATTCAATGGCACACCAAATGACTTCTGGCAAGGAAGTTATAACCAGATACCTAGTAGTGTATTTGATATGCTCGCTATGATGAATAATGAAATAGAAAGTCAGACAGGGGTAAAGTCATTCAGTGGTGGTATAACAGGTAATGCACTCGGAAGTACAGCTACCTCGGCTAGAGGCGCCCTAGACGCAACAGCTACTAGAAGACTCAACCTAGTTCGTAATCTCGCTGAAAATATGTTAAAACCACTATTTAGAAAGTGGATGGCTTATAATGCTGAATTTCTAGAAGAATCAGAAGTAGTAAGACTAACTAATGAAAGCTTCGAAGAGGTGCGTAAAGACGATCTAGATGGAAGAATAGATATAGACCTAGCAATAAGTACGGCTGAGGATAATGCTGCAAAGGCAGATACACTAAGCTTTATGATGCAAACTACTGCACAAAGTATGGATCCTGACATGAAATTCGAACTAATGGGAGACTGGGCTGATCTATCTAGGATGCCTGAAGAAGCGAAAAAGCTCAGAGATAAAGCTGAACAAGTACGTCAACAAATGGGTAAACCTACTCCTCAACAAGAAATTGAAATGGAGCGTCAAAGACTCGAAAACGAGCTGTTAAAGGCACAAATTGAAGCGGCTAAAGCTAGCTCACAAGAAGATATGGCCGATAAACTAGAGAAGATAGCACAGGCTGAATATAAGAAAGCTCAGACTAGAAAACTAAATAGTGAAACCGCATTGGTAGATAGTAAAAAAGATCTGCAAGACATGCAGTTTATCAAAGAAGATGAAGATATCGCACATCGTAACGAAATGGAAAAGAAAGAATTCGATAGACAAACTACGCTGGGTAGTATGGCTTTCCAAGCTAAGTATGGCGGAAAAAATGAACAACTAGGAGTAAGATAATGGGAATCATAGATCAAGTAGCTCAACAAGAAGCTCAGAAACAAAAAGCACAAGCGTATGATGCGATGAAGCATGAACAAGCACTATCAGATGCATATAACCAAGGTAACAATGACTCATATAATGCTGGTCGTAGAGATGGTGCTGCGGAACTAAATGCGTTAATGCAAGGCGGATTAGCTTTACAAGCTGCAAATCCTGAGTATGCTTATGAAGCACAGTCCGGATTACCTATGGCTCCTATAGATCAGCAATACAAAGCACTAGTAGAACACTATAATCCAAATAACCCTGGACATATGGTAGCTAGTCCAAAGCAAGATCCTAGATCAGCTCTACTAGATTACTAAAGTGACTGAAGGATTAGCGGCTATGTATGGTAAGGGTGATGGTAATACTATCACTCATTCATACAATGGTAATAAGCAAAGAGGCGCGAAGAAGACAGCTAAGAAGAAATGCAGAAAAAAGGTAGGTAAGAAATAATGGAAGGATTAGCACAACAAAGTCAAATAGACCCACAAATGGTGAAACAAGTAGCACAAATGTTAGCTAGTGGTTCAACAGAAGCAGAACTAGTTCAGATGGGTGTGCCACAGGCAGTAATCGCTGCAGCTAGAGAAATGCTAGAAAATGAAAGACAACAAGAAATGATGCCTATGGGTGGTGGTCTTGCCCAACAGCAAGGACTTGTAAGTCAAGCTTAAGGTTAGTTGGTATATAATACGATTAAGAAAGCGGCTAACGTCACTTTACTAAATTCAATAATAGGAGAATCCATATGCATGGACACTCAATTCCTACTGAAAATGTAGAACTAGAATCAACAAACAACGACTATAATGTCGAAATGTATGAGGCACTCGTAGAGTTACACGATAACAAAGCATTTCAAAAAGTATTCCTAGAAGGTTACTTCGAGAAGGAAGCTGTGAGAATCACAAGTTTGCTTGCAACTGATCATGTTCGTAATAACGGACTAAGACCTGTACTAATGGAAAACTTGGTTGCTATCAGTAATGTACAAGACTACTTAAGTACTATTGTAGACCTAGGTGCACCAGTACCTGAAGACGACGAGGAGTAATCATGACTGAGGACCAAATATGGAACCTCAGCGATGAAGATCTAGAGAAAGAATTCGAAGCTGCTAAAGCTGACGAAGAATCTCCAGAAACTGATATCGAAGACGAGGTACAAAACGAGCCTGAAGTTGAGGAAACTGAAGAAGACGATATAGTCGATGAAGAAGCAGAAGACGAAGAATCTGAAGACTTGGAACAACCTGAAGAGGATTCCGATGATGATGATAGTGAGGAAGATGAAGTAGAAGATGAGACGGAAGAAGACTCGGAAACTGAAGAAGGTGAACTCGACGGAGAGCCGGAAGAAGAGGAAGAGAAAACCGAAGACGTTGAAGACAAAGCGGAAGATGAACCACAACCAGTAGAGATGTTAAAGTTCAAAGCTAATGGACAAGATTTTGAATTCACGGATGCAGAAGTGAGAAGTCAATTTGGTCGAATATTCGGGCAAGCAATGAACTATACTCAAAAGATGCAAGCAATTAAACCGTGGCGAAAAACTATCGATGCGATAGAAGAAGCAAAACTGTCACATGAAGATGTGAACTTAATGATTGATGTACTGAAGGGTGATGAGCAAGCAGTAGCTGCTATGATAAAGCGAACAGGTGTAGATGCCCTCGCATTAGATACAGAAACAGCTGATAGCTATCAACCAAATGATTATGGTCGGAACGAGACACAGCTAGCGCTAAAAGATGTTGAAGATCGAATCAGTAAAGACCAAGAGTACGCGGTAACACATAATGTGCTAACAAAACAATGGGATGATAAGTCATGGAATGAAATGGTTAAAGACCCACAGCTTATAGAAGCACTGCACATAGACGTGAAAAATGGTATATATGATAAGATCTCACCAATAGCACAGAAGATGAAAGTGTACGACGGTAGCAGAAGTAGTGATCTAGATTACTATAAACAGGCAGCTAGACAATACTACTCTGACGAGGCACAGCGTAACGAGCAAGCTCAAGCAGCTGAGTCACGTAAACTTGCTAGAGAGACAAAAGAAGCTGAAACTGCTAAGATCAATGAGATAAAAGCGAATACGGCTAAGAGAAAGTCAACTACGCAAGCGGCAAAAAAACGTAAGGCTGCGGCACCTACTAAGAGTAAGGCCGGAACAAAGAAAAGTATCGACTATCTAGATGATTCAGATGAAGCATTCGAAGAGTGGTACAAAAATCTACAGGACTCAATGTAGTCCGTGGATAAAATAAAGGACAAATAATGAGTGCAAATATTTACGGAAATGGTACAACAACTGCATCTAATGGTGCAAACACAATAGTACATTACTATGATCGTGCTGGTATCAAAGCTGCTAATGCAGTATCAGTATACGGGCAATTCGCTGATAGAAAATCTATGCCACAAAAAATGGGTAAGACTTTCAAAGTGTCTAAATGGCAACATCTATATGACTTAGATCAAAATGATGCTTCATTCGCTGCTAAGGGTTACCTAGGTAAACGTGATCTAGCAACAGTATCTGCTAAATTAGCTGAAACAAATGGTACAGGTGCAACTATCACTGAGGGTGCTGGAGCTGTTAATCAAGTAACTCCAACTAAAGTTACTGTAGAAGCGTCATTATCTCGCTATGGTTTCATGATTGAGTACACTGATGAAGTTACATTATTCTCAGAAGATTCAGTACAAACTAAATATCGTGAAGAGCTAGGTTACTTAATGAACCAAACTCAAGAAGACTTAATTCAAAAAGATATGATTAACGGTGCTGGTGTTGTTATCAATGCTGCTGGTGTATTAAAGAATCAACTAGGTACTACTATCGCTGCTGATGATACAAATGCTGACTTATACAAAGTGTCTTTTGACTTAATTCGTAAAGGTGTTAAAGCACTAGTACGTAACCGTGCACAACGTAATACATCAATTGTAACTGGTTCAACTAAAGTTGATACTAGAACAGTTAATAAAGCATTCTATGCAATCGTTGGGCCTGAAGTTAAGTATGACCTTGAAGAGTTAACACGTGGTGCTTCATATGCAACTGAATTCGCGTATGTTCCTGCTTACAAATATGCTGGTGCTGGTAACCTTGCTGAAGGTGAGATTGGTTCAATGCATGATGTACGTTTCATCGAGTCTGAAGGTGCAATGGTTGAGTCTGGTGCTGGTGCGGCATTACCTGCAGATTACGCTGGTGAGTTATCAAATGATGGTTCAAACTTCGATGTATTCCCTATCTTATTTCCTACTAAAGGTGCATTCGCTACTTTAGGTCTTAAAGGTAAAGGTAAAGTTACATTCCACGCAAAAACACCTGCTGATGTTGATTTAACTAATCCACATGGAACTAAAGGTTTCTTCTCTGCGAACATGCATTATGCTGGGCTCGTTTTAGAAAGTGACAAGTTAGCGATCGTGAATGTACTAGCGACGGCTTAATAGCTGGCTAGTCAAAACTACTAGGGCCTCACCCTAGTTAAGTAGGGCTCAGGTCCCTACACCAATTAATCTCCCTCTAAGAATATCTACGATAAAATACACTAAAGATTTGTGCTATAAACATATAATCTAAATAACCTAAAAAGGACTTAGACATGTCAGAAAGACCAATGGACGAAGTAAAACAAGAAGCAAAAGAACTAGGTATCACGTTTAAAGGCAATATTGCCAAAGCTGATCTAGAAGCAAAGATTGAAGAGTACTACAAAAAAGACTCTGAGGCAAACACGGCACCTATAGAAACTTCTGAAGAAATTGAAGAAGAAAAACCAAAGGGTAGTAATTCTCGTAAAGAAGCTCTAGCAGTAATCGCAAAGCAAATCGCTGAGGCTAAAAAAACTAAGATAGTGAAAATCACTATGGTAGATAAACGTGAAGCAAGTACTGCTACTGATGCATACTTCGGTAATGGTTCACTAGGTACTAAAGTACCACTAGATGTATTCGTAGAGCTTCCAATCGCATTGATTGTACAAGCAGAGAATGCAAAAGCAGTAGGTTCACAAGTAATCGGTGGTAAGACAATCACAAAAACTAGTAAAAAATACGTACTCGAATACAAAGACGAGCAGTAGCTATATAGGTTCCTCTGCGGAGGAACTTAGTATAATTATAAAGGACATAAATGGCAACTACAACTATAACATTAGATGACTTAACAGACGGAAATATTCTCACTAATGCTGATAATGAGTATGAATGGAGTGGTACCGGGGTATTCGATGAGTTAATGGATGCTGTTAATAAAAATGTAAAAATACAATACGATGAAGGCCGTATCGTAGATTCAGACTATGCAAATGTGTACCTAGGTAGTATACAGAGCGTAATATCAAATAGTATACAGTTTCTGCTACAGTCTCAACTACAAGCAGCACAAATCGATAGTGTATTGGCGGATACGGCATTAAAAGCGTCACAATTAGCTGCTCAACGTAATAAAGATGAGGCTGAACTAGAAAAGCAGTGGGGATATGATGTAACTAGAGACCTAGATAATAACCTAGTACTTGGCACAAGTACTGGAAATGGTAAAATAGATGAAGAATTAGTGGAAATACAAGAACGAGTCGATCTACTACAAAGTCAAGATGCTGAGCTGCTTGCAAACGGACTTGTGGAAAGAGACGTAAAAGTAAGACAAATTGTTGAGACAGAAGCAACTGGTACTAAGCAAAGACTTGCTATCGATAAAGATAATTTGTTAAAAGACGATGAACTAATTATAAATAGTAAGAAAAAAGCTCAACTTGATGCTGATACGGCTGAAAGGCTAGATAGTACAACAAGAGCAAATACGAAACTAGATGATGAGTTACTTACGGCAGAAAAACAACGTACTCTGTTAGATACAGAGGAAGAAGCAAAGCAATTTGAGGTAGATAATATGCTTCCAAAACAAGAAACAAAATTAGATGAAGAAATTGATCTTTTACAGACTCAAGATTCTGAACTACTTGCTAATGGTTTAACAGAGCGAGATGTTAAAGAACGACAAATCCTAGAAGCAGAAATAACAGGCAGTAAACAGCGTGATAACTTAGATGCAGAGCGTAAAGTTATTGAACAAAAGATAGTAGGAAGAAAACAATCTACAATTACTGAGGAGTAATAAATGTTATATACAACAGCATCAACAATAGACGTAAAAAAAGTAGTTCCGGCCGGAGCAGCAAACCCAGCAGCAGATGATAATTTATATAGCGCGGTAGTTAGGTATAAAGGTACATATACCACTATACAAGCGGGTTCTGCAGGTGATGTAACTATTCTAAACCCACAAGCCGATACAGCAGGCCATATTATATTTAATAATATACCGGTAGAAGAAGGAGTTAGCACAATTTCAATATACTTAGATAATGTAACTGATATAGACACTACTGGATCACGTGCTACAAGTACTAAAGAGCATTTAGGCACTGTGTCAGTAATGTCTATAGTTTCTACTGAAGATGTAGTGGAGATATAAAATGGCAGTTAATACAGATGAGATTGCCGCTACTTACTCCGCATTACTAGCGTCTACTACTGCTAGTGTTGGTGGTATGTGGGACAGAAATGAGATAGATGCGGAAACATACGCAAATATTATCAGTAAAGCATCTGTTGATTTAATAAGTATGTCTGCTGATCTGGTACAGAAGCAAGAGCAACTTGATAAAGACCTAGATATCAAAGAACGTCAAATGCTAGAAGCTGAAGCTACTGGTAGTAAACAGCGCATTGCTATTGATAAAGATAATTTGTTAAAAGACGATGAGTTACTAATTAATGAAAAAAAGAAAGCGCAAATAGAAGCCGATACAACTGAGAGGCTTGATAGTACTACTAGAGCTAATTCCCAATTGGCAGACCAGTTACTTACATCGGCTAAACAAAGAATACTTCTAGATGAAGAAAAAGAGACTGCAGATGCTCAACAAGTACTGCTAGCTAAAGATATCGAAGTAAAAGATGCAGATATATCATATAAGGGAAAACAAGAAGACCTAGTAGATAGCCAAATAGTTGGATCTGGTTACGATAATGAAGTAAAAGCGGAGCAGGTGTTAATGAGCGAGTATGAAAGAGAGTTTATGCAACCTAAACAATTGGAAAAGCTTGATACTGATATTAATATAGCAGAAAGAAATATGCTAGATAAAGAAGCTACAAGTGAAAAACAACGTATACTGTTAAACACAGAGGAAGATACAAAACAATTTGAGTTAAATAACCTATTGCCTAAGCAAGAAGTTAAATTAGATGAAGAAATTGATCTATTACAAACGCAAGATGATGAAATGAAGAAAAATGGTTCTACTGATCGCGATGCAAAAGAACGTCAAATAATAGAGGCTGAAATAGCTAATGAGCATAAACGTACTGTATTAGATGTGCAAGATATAAAAGAATCGCAGTCCAGAATAGACGCAGGTATACTAGATGTGCAACTACGAACATGGTCAAGTGCTTTCAATGGTGGCAAACTAGATAATATACCAAATATGCTAACCAACTCAGAAATTCGTAATACTTATGAGCACGTATCAGCGGATATCCCAACAGCACCATAAGGACATTAGATGAAAATACCAATAAATAGAGAGTACGTATTCACTGTTAAAGTATTAGAAGATGATTCGTTCAATCCGCAAGACTTGACAGATATGACAAATGCTTCGTTCAGTGTATATACTATGGATGGCGGTACCAAAAAGTTTGAGGTAAGCGGTAGTAATACTAACGCTACGAATGGGTATTACACAACTAATAATAATGTGGTACGTACAACTACTACTGAAGTCTCGACTAAAGATGCTAATGGCCTGGAAATAGACTATACTAAAAGTACAGCTACCGAAATTGGTAGCTACTCGGTAGGCACTGTAGTTCACTCAAATACAGTAAATAACTCTGGTGGTACAACTACTACAACTACAACAACTACGGTAGGTGTAGCTGCATATACAGGTGTAATTACATTCACTGTAAAAGAAGCGGCCACTAGTCTACTTGAAGAGACCATTGGTCTTATCGAAGATAATTACTATACTAAAGCAGGGTATAGGGGATCAATAATAGTTGAGTTCAATAATAGTAGGCCTGATATAAATGTATTAATAGAAAAGATAACTGCAGTAAAGGTATAAAATGTCAATAACTAATACAGATGATACTATTGAAGCTGTATCAAGTTCGGTAGAAATAGCATCAAGTTCCTTAGTAAGTACAGATGATATTCCTAAGGAACATGAGGTTCAATTCGAAGATAATAACTTCATACTATCTTCTGCAAGTACAGCTGGATTAGCGGCTGGTACAGATATACCTGACTGGCTAAATACAGCGATAACGGATCGTATGCTTGAAGGTACAAGTAGTTTCAGAGATGTAATCGCTGACTTGGGTAATGTAATTAGGCAACTAGAAACAGGTGTCAATAGTCAAATAACTTCTGTGCAGACAGAACTAGTAAACCAACATACGCAGCTAGACTCTAATGTTAGTCGTCTAGATGATGATTTAGCAGCACAACTATCTATAATAAACACTAAAGTAACGGACACAGAAGCTAGAGCTTCAAGTTTAGATGTATTAAATTCTAATTTTAATACAGTTGCAAGTAGAGCTGATAGCTACGTTGTACAAGTAGCTCAAACATTAAATACGGCTGATGAGTCACAAGCATCACTAATCGATGGCCTTACAAGTACGTATAATACTCTAAATGGTGATTACTCGTTAACTGCAGATGCCGTAACTACACTAAATACAAAAGTAGGTATTACAGGCGGTGTTTATGATGGTACTGGATTGGCACAAGATGTCACTATATTGCAGAAGCAGAATGATGGTGTTATAGAGACTCGCACCGGTACTTATGACGTAATTACAGGAGATAATGACCCTAATGGTACTGCAGAGTTAGTTATAGGAGCAGAACCATATTCTACATGGGCTGCCTCTGAAAGTAGTGTAGAGGGAGAAGAAGAATATATAAGAGCTGCCCATATAGGAGATGTGTATATAAAATATACTACTGATGGTAATGGTGTTAAATCATATGTAGCAGCCTATAAGTTTATAAAAACGGTAGTAGATGAGAGCTCTCCTTATAGTACTGACGCTGAAGGGTACACATGGGCAATCATTACTGATACCGATACACAAAATGCTTATATGATTGCATTGCAAGCGCATGACTTAGCAGATGGCAAAAGACGTGTATTTGTTGGACTGGGAGATACAACTACACCAAGTACACCATATGACCCAGGAGATTTATGGTTAATTGATGCTGATAGAACTATATTGGGTGTGGACTATAAAGTAGGTGATATTCTTCGCTCAATTGATACTAAACCTATAGGTGGCACATATGAAAGTAATGACTGGGTACTGGCGTCTAGCTATGCTAACGCAGTACAAGAAGAAGCTCTAGCTCTTGAAGAGTGGAAAACTGATACGTATGGTGCGTTTGTAACTGATATCAGTACACAAGTAGATAATAAAGCAGAAGTTTTCTATAAATCTGCACCACCAAGAGCAGAAGGTACTAATCCTGACTACGCTAAATGGATTGGAGATATCTGGAAAAACCCTAGTGATAACGTAGAAAAAGTATATAGCGAAATATCAGCAGGACACTATGGTTGGGTAACTATGGATGTACCAGACTCGTTATTTGATATGGTAGATGGTAAATCTGAAATTTTTGTTGG